ATACCTACATGGACAGGTCGATTAGCTTCAGATAATTCACAAGCTTTCAGTACAGAATCTGCTGCTACAGACACAGTTAATCAAGGTAGTTCAGATCAATACTATTTTGATACCATAAAAATAAATGCCGGAAAAACTAACGACCCTAATTTCACAGAACCTATAGGAGATGAGATTTATCATCAGGATGGTTTTATAGCAAACCGAGCTAAATACTATCAAGGTAAAGGCTATGGTAAAAACTCCATGAAAGCAGCAAATGCTGATTGGGTTGCTTTGGTTAAACGTGGTATTGATAAAAATGTATTTGACGATCAAGATATAGAATACATACTTGAAGATTTAAAGTTTGTACCTAAAGGTAATACTAAAGAAACTAATTATCAATCTTTACAGTCTGGAAATGCTAACGAGATACGTCAGTATTACAACGAAGCTAAAGAAAAAGAATCATTAGACTGGCAAAAAGGTAGACTTGACTACTTGTCAGGTAGGTTTGAAAATGATAATATACCTGTAACAACGGAAATGATTTCTACGATTGTAGATCCTACTTTACGTAATCAAGCATTAAAGTTAGTAGAGTTAAGTCAGACTCCTGTATTTGACAGACCAGAGTTTAAAGGTATACAAGGTACAATGTCTGATTTAGTACAAACTCGAGTTGCAGATCGTAATGTATTTGACAAAAAGGTATTAGATACAAACTGGCAAGTACAAAAGTATCATAGTATGTATCGAGATGCCGGTACATTTTTTAAGTCAGAGTTTGAAAGGCTATCTAAACTTGGAGTTGATGATCCTTTAGCTGAAGCATCTAAAAATACAATAGACGCTATTAATGAGGGACAGTTTGATAAGAATACTTTTGAACAAACATCGAAAGATACAAAGCTTACAGTTGCTAAGTTAACTGGTATATACAGAGCTGACCCTGCCGGTGCTATATCAGCAGAAACTCCACATGATGGAGAAGAAGCATTTTTAACTGAAGATCTTAAATTTTTCCAAGGTAAAAAACAAACACTTTCTGGTTATTGGAACACTATATCACATTTATATAAAAACAAATCATCAGTTAAACTAGCTCACGATAGGCTTGTAGCGACGGGTATGATGAAACCTATACCAGAACTTATGGGTGACATTAATCTTGGTCTTACAACTTCTTTGTTAGTAGATGATAAACCTTCTGCAAATAAAATAGACAGAGTTGTTACAGAGAATCTGGAAGGAGATTTAGACAAAATATTAACGTCAATAATTGATCCAAAGACTAAAGAAAACGGTGGCATAGATGCTATTCAAAAAGATGGTAAGTATACTAAGTTAGAAAAACCATTATCACAACATACTGTAGGAGAAATTATAGATCTTATAGAACAAGGTTATGATAACTTCGGCTTATATGGTATTACTCGTGAAGGTCTCATACAACTTATGAGAGATCTACCTGACTTAGATTTTGATGCTTTATTTGATGAACGCATGCAACAGTTATTTGTATTATCTAGACTACGGTTTAAGGGTAATAACAAGTTAGCATTTAGTAATGCAGATTCTACATACAGACGTTTAGTTTTTATTCCAAAAGAAGATAGAGACGAGTATGCAAAAATAATAGGAGACATACCACCATTTTTAGAATTAAGTACATTACTTCCAGTTGCAGCTAAGGCACAAGTGGAACAAACACTAAATGACAAATAAATATGGAAAACGAAAGCATTAATTATGATCCTACGGGATTACCTTCTGTTGAGGAGATGACTGCTCAGATAGAAGAAGATGCAGAAAAGAAACAAATTATTCAAGAGTCAGAAGCGGCATCAGTTGCAGCTGACGAAAAAGCTGCTGACATAGCTGCTGACCCTAGAAACAATGATACATGGGGTATCAGAGGTATAGCTAAAGAAGCACAATCTATTTTATCTGGTGGTTTACAAGACACAGCTTCTTCTATAGCTACATTTCCAGAGCGTACATTTGATGCGTTATCTGGTGAAATGCAGCAAGAGAAACAGGAAAAAGGTTATTACGAACCAGAGTGGACACCTTTTACAGATGAAGATGATCCTATTATTACTAAAACATGGTGGGGTAAACTACTTAGAGGTACAGTACATTTTGGTTCTTTAGCAGCTGGTACAGTACTAGCAGCAAAAGGACTCGCAGCTACAGGTATACCTCTTATAGCCGGTGGTGCTGCTAAACTTTTAGGTCTAGGTACACTCGCTAGAGGTGCTGCAATCGGGGGTATCTCAGATGTTATATCTAGAGAGTCCGATGGGCACAATGCTCTAGGAGCTATGCGAGATCGCTATGGTTGGATAGATACTCCATTAAGTACTAAAGAGACAGATCATCCTATTATGATGAAGTTTAAAAACATTGTCGAAGGTATGGGTATCGGTTTAGTATTTGATGGAGCAGTGCATCTACTAGGAAAAGGTAGTGCAGCTGCTAAAAAACAGATTGTTAATCGTAATACAAGTATTGAAAATCAAACAACTACAGCAGCTCTTGCACAAATACGTAAAGGAGAAGCTGAGTTTCGTGCAGCTAAAAACGCACCACTTGCAGAAAGACATCAAGGTGCTGATATATCTGAAGTTGTACCCGGAGAAGCTTACGAGCAACTCAGACGTACACGTACAGACTGGGGATCTGAAGATGGATCTACAGGCTCTATTACTACAGCTGTAGAACGTGAGCGTGTAGCACGTGAAGGTGGTACTACAGATGAGATTGTTGAGTCTACATTACGTAGCTTGATGAGCGATGATAAATTCGCTAGAGAACTAGACGCAGTAAAAGGCGACAGAAAGCTTATGCTTGATGTATGGCGTGATGCTGTAGCTTCATATCGTGAAATAGTCGAAGGTAGAAATGCTGCTGACATGCCGGCTGAGGAGTTTCTTGCAAACTTATATGCTAGAGACACTGCTAGATTACCATTAGGAGACGAAGTATTTGAGACATGGGCTGCTGAAACAGTAGTTACAGCTGACTTAGTTGTAGGCTCACTGTTAAAACAGCTACGTGATACTGGTATAGCCGGTAGAGAAATAATAGATTATGTATCCTTAGATGATATAGATGGTCCGGCAAAGCAGATAGTAGATACTATGCTTACAGCTTTGTTCCAGACTAAGAAATCTAGATTTGTAGCATCTGATTACTTTAGATCATTTGGTGCAGGCAAGACTAGAGCACAAGTAAATGATGCTGTTAACCAAGCTGTTAAAGGTGAGATAGAAGATGTTAAAGATTCTATACTATCTATACTTAAGATAGCAAAAGATGATCCAGACGACAACTTACTTAATGCGTTGTTTGAAGCATTTTCTATGATGAAGAATGTAAACTCACTAGAAGACTTTGACAACTGGGCTAAAACTATCATCAAAGGTGGTCAGATAGGTGGCGAAGGACCTAACCGTACAGGTGCATTAATACGTAGCTTACAAGAAATGGTAAGTCACAGTGTATTAAGTGGACCTAAAACACCAATGCGAGCACTTTTAGGTACAGGTGCTGCAACTTTTCTACGTCCTATATCTACATTCTTAGGTGCAACTTTAAGATATCCGTTTACAGGTGACGCAGCTACTATACGTGGTAGCCTTGCATCTATGAATGGTATGCTAGAAGCTGTACCAGAAGCATTTGATTTGTTCTTTACTCGTCTTAACTCATACTGGTCAGGCGATATATCTACTGTCAAAACTAGATATACTGAGTTTACCAAAGGTGATTATAACTGGGAACTTGTCAGAAGATACTATGAAGATAGTGGACGAGCAAGTAAAAGTGACCGAGCTTTGTTTGCTTTTACTAATATGGTACGTGGTATAAACAATAATAATCTTTTTACATACTCTACAAAGTTGATGGCAGCGACTGACGATGCTTTTACTTTCTTACTTGGCAGAGCTAAGATGAGAGAAAAGGCTTTGCGTAATGTACTAACACTACAAGGTGATGGTATAGAAATGCCTAAGATAACTCCAGAACTTATGAGAGCATATCAAGATGATTTCTACGGACAGATTTTTGATAATAATGGTAACATAAAAGATGAAGCAACAATTTTTGCACGTAAAGAAGTAACACTAACACAAGATCTTACAGGCTTTGCAAAAGGTCTTAACGATGTCTTGACAGCTAACCCATACGTTAGACCATTCTTTCTATTTGCTAGAACTGGTGTAAACGGACTTGCACTTACAGGTAAGCATACACCCGGTTTTAACTTTCTTGTCAAAGAGTTTAACGACATAGCTTTTGCTGACGCTAGTAATCTAGCAACTGTCAAAAAGTATGGTATTAACACTCTAGAAGAGTTACAAAATGCTAAGGCTTTACAAACAGGACGACTTGCTATGGGTTCTGCTGTAACATTCATGGCTATACAAGCTTGGATGTCAGGTAGACTTACAGGTAATGGTCCTACAGATAGACAGATGAGACAAGGTTGGATAGATGGTGGGTACTTACCCAGAACTATTGAGCTAGGTGGTGTACGTGTAGGGTACGACTCTATAGAACCTTTTAACTTAATACTATCTACAATCGCTGATGTAGGCGATGCTAGTATACTGATGGGTGAAGAGTGGACAGAAAAAGAACTACAAAAGATTTCATTAGTTATAGCACAATCTATATCTGGTAAGTCTTATCTAGCTGGTTTACAACAACTTGTAGACTTAGCAGCTGGTCGCCCCGGTCAGGCTGATCGTATTCTTGCAAGTTTAACTAACAATACAGTTCCGTTAGCCGGTTTACGTAACGAAATGGGTAAACTACTTACACCATACATGCGTGAAATAAACTCTGGTGTATTCCAGTCATGGCGTAACCGTAACCTATTGTCAGAAAATATACCCGGTGTAAACGAGTTACCATATAAGTATGATATGCTAAATGGTAAGCCACTAAAGCAGTATGACTTTATGACTCGTGCATTTAATATGATTAGTCCAGTAAGTCTAAACTTAGAAGCTACTGATGGTAGAACTTTTTTATTTGAAAGTGGTTATGATCTTAGAATGTCTACATTTTATGCACCTGATGGTACTAATTTGACTGACGATCCTCGTATTAGATCACAGTTTCAACAAGCTATAGGTAACTTTAATTTAGAAAGAGATTTAGAAAAATTATCTAAAGATCCTAAAATATTAAAATCTATAGAAACTATGAGAGCTGACATACGAGCAGGCAACAGAGGTCAATTTAATGCAAGAGATTACTACCATAACATAGTAATAGATAGATTATTTAAACGTGCTAGAATAGCTGCTTGGAACTCTATTAAATATAGAGAGGAGATCTACGACCTTATCCAAGAACAGAAAGCTAAAAAACAAGCACAACAATTCAAGTCCTCCCAGACGTACAACCTTCTTAATATGTATAAATAAATGGCAACGACCTTTCACGATTATAATGGTAATCAGGGAACAGGAACAAATAATGCAGAATACAACTTTTCTTTCCCCACCTTCAAACAAGAAGAAGTGAAAGTAGAAGTTGACAACGTAGTAAAAGATTTAACAACTCACTTTACGGTTCCCACTTACTCATCTTCTACTGGTGGTAAAATACGATTTACTACTGGTAATATTCCTACCCTATCTACCCAGAAAGTTAGAGTTTATAGACAGACAGATGTAGATGCAGCTAAGGCTACATTTACAGCTGGTTCTTCTATAAAAGCTAACGAGTTAAATACAAACATGACACTGCTCTTACGTAGTACACAAGATCGTACTAGCGATAAGAACATACAGACTCATGATCTGAATGACAGAGCAGTTACAACAGCTAAGATAAAAGACGGAAATATTACTACAGCTAAATTAGCTGACTCGGTAATTACAACAACACAGATAGCAGACGGAGCGATTGTAAACGCTGACGTCAATGCTAGTGCTGCTATAGATGGTACAAAAATTGATCCCGCTTTTGGATCACAAAACTTATCTACATCTGGTACAGCAGCTACAGGTGCACTTACTGTTACAGGTAACATTACTGTTTCTGGAACTGTAGATGGCAGAGATATGCAAACTGACGGTACTAAACTAGACGGTATCGAAACCGCTGCTACAGCAGATCAGACAGCAGCAGAAATCAGAACACTTGTAGAAGCTGCAACTGATAGTAATGTATTTACAGATGCAGACCATACTAAATTAAATGCTATAGAAGCTGGTGCTACAGCTGACCAAACAGCAGCAGAAATAAAAAGTCTTTATGAATCAGTTTCTGATACTAATGTACTAACAGATGCCCAAGTAACCAAGTTATCTGGCATAGAAACAGGGGCAACAGGCGACCAAACTAATGCAGAAATAAAAACTGCATACGAAGCAAACGCTAACACTAATGAGTTCTCTGATGCTGAACAAACTAAGTTAGCTGGAATAGAGACAGCTGCGACAGCTGACCAGACTGCTAGTGAAATAAAAACACTACTACAATCTGACAAACTTACAATATCTGAGATAAATACTACATCTTTAGATGGCAGATATTTTACAGAAACAGAATCAGACGCAAGATACTTTAGACAAGATTCTACTGAGACTATAGATAGTGGTGATACATGGTCATCAGGTGATACTCATATTGCTACAACTGGTGCTATCAATGCACGTATCTTAGACCTTGTTGACGATGTTGGTGGTTTTACAGCTATAACTAGCGAACAGCACTTTCCTAATACAAACCCACAGGGTACTACAGGACAAGCAGCTATACTTAGTATACAAGCTGCATCTACTGCATTAACTCCTAGCGGTACAACAGTTACAATATCTAATGGTAACTTAGCTAACAATGCTAATATTACTATAACTGGTGTGACTGCTACCATACCTTCGGGTTTTGGATTCTTGGTAGAATCTACAAGTACACTACATACTTACACCTTTCACAGGCTTGTACCCAAGGCTACAGAGGTTTCAACAGTTGCAAACAACATAACTAATATTGTTGCGGCTGGTACAAACGTAGTAGACATAAATAACTTTGCTGACATATATCAAATAGCAAGCAGTGCTCCTACACAGAGAGCTGATGGTACATCACTACAAGTAGGTGACTTATGGTTTGATAGTAGTAACGATAACTTAACTGTATGGAATGGTAGTACATTTGCTACTATTACTCCTTCTCAGTCAGTTCTTGATGACGTAGCTATTGTATCTGGTGCTATAACATATAGTGAAGATTTAGGTCTTATTACAGCAGCTGCAACAACAGGTAGCTCTAACGGCTCGCTTGATATAGTTGCAGACGCACTAGAAGACGAAATAACATTTACCGTTACTGTATCTAGTGGTGCATTTTTAATAGATGGTGTAAGTAAACCAGCTCTAACATTATACAAAGGTTGGACATATACATTTGATCTAAGTGACTCATCAAACGGATCGCACCCACTACGTTTCTCAAGCGGTGGTAGTGCTTATAGTACTGGTGTTACTGTTACTGGCACTCAAGGACAAGCTGGTGCAAAAGTCCAACTTGTAGTACCTGAGTCACAGCCAACATCTTTCGCTTACTACTGTACAAACCACAGTGGTATGGGTAATACTATTACAGTTAAAGACGACCCAATCAAGACAGTATCTGATAATGTAACTAACATAGTAGCAGTCGCAAACAACTCTACTAATATTAATGCTGTTAATAGTAACTCATCTAATATTAACTCAGCTGTATCTAACGCTAGTAACATAAACTCAGCTGTATCTAATGCAAGTAATATAAATAGCGTTGTAAGCAATGCAACTAATATTAATACAGTAGCTGGAGCTATATCTAATGTTAACTCAGTAGGTACTAATATATCCAATGTTAACAGCGTACATAGTAATGCAACTAATATAAATAGTGCAGTATCTAATGCTACTAATATAAACACTGTAGCTGGTGCTATAACTAATGTAAATACAGTCGGAAGCAATATTAGTAATGTAAATAATTTTGCTAATAGATACCGTATTGCAAGTTCCGCACCTAGCAGTAATAATGATGCAGGGGATTTATACTTTGACACATCATCTAATGAGTTACGAGTATATAATGGTTCAGCTTGGCAAGGTGGTGTAACAGCTACCGGTAACTTGGCCGGAACAGGTGCTAACACATTTAGTGGTAGCCAAACAATTAATGCAAACATTATTGTAACTGGAACAGTAGATGGTAGAGACGTAGCTGCTGATGGTACAAAACTTGACGGAATAGAAGCGAGTGCAACAGCAGATCAAACAGCATCTGAAATTGTAAGTCTTATATCTGGACAAACAATCGCACCCAACGTAATAACTACAACAAACTTAACCTTAGACTTCGGGTCAATAGCATAATGGCAAAATTATTAAAACTAAGACGTGGTACAACTACGCAACATAGTAGCTTTACCGGAGCCGAAGGTGAAGTTACTGTAGATACAGACAAAGAAACTCTTGTCGTACATGACGGCTCAACAGCTGGAGGTCATCCAGTAGCAGCAGAAGATATGGCTAACGTATCTTCCGCATCTATTGCGGGAAGATTAGGTACAGATTCCATAGCAGTCAGTAAGATTGCTGCCGGAACTTTACCCGCAGACGTTAAAATAGATACAGCTAATATAAATAACTCACAAGTTACTTCTGGAAAAATTGCAACAGGCACAATAGTTAATGGAAATATTAGCGGAAGTGCTGCCATTGCTGGAACTAAGATATCTCCTGATTTTGGATCTCAAAACGTAGTTACAACTGGAACTTTAGGTTCTGGTGATTTAACAATTACTGGAGGTCAACCATCTTTAAAATTGGTTGATGATGGTGCTAATCCAGACTACAACTTATATAACAATAATGGTACTTTAAGACTTTACGATATAACAAATAATGCTGATAGATTAGTTGTTAATACAGACGGACATGTTGATGTAACAGGTAATCTAGACGTTGGTGCTGGTGTAGACGTAACAGGAAACATCTCAGTATCAGGAACAGTTGACGGTAGAGACGTAGCTGCTGACGGTACTAAATTAGATGGTATTGAATCTGGAGCTACTGCTGACCAGACATCTACAGAAATAAAATCTTTATTAGCATCTGATAATTTAACAGCATCTCACCTTGCAGCTAACTCTGTAGGAGCTAGTGAATTAGCAAACAATGCTGTGGATACAAGCATTATACAAAACAATGCTGTTACTTATGCAAAAATGGGCGACATTGCAGCCAACCGACTTATGGGTCGTATCAGCTCAGGTAGTGGCGATCCAGAAACTTTAACTGCTGCAAACGTAAGAACAATAATAAACGTAGAAGATGGTGCTACTGCCGATCAGTCAGCTAGTGAAATAGTTTCTTTAGTAAGCGGACAAAATATAACTCCAACTACTGTTTATACAAACAGTGATTCTGGAAAAATTGGTAGAGATAGTACTGATTATATATCTTTTGCTAATAACTCTTATATGGATATTCATATCAACGGTAGCAACGAGTTTAGATTTGAAGCTGACGGTGACTTCCATGCAGATGGAGACGTTATAGCTCAGTCAACAACTACAGCATCTGATAGAAGACTAAAAGAAAATATCGAACCAGTATCAGACGCTCTTAAAAAAGTGCAAGCACTAAATGGAGTATCCTTTGACTGGAAAAAAACTGGCGAAAAAAGTGCCGGTGTTATAGCTCAGGAAGTTATAGGTGTATTACCAGAAGCAGTAAAAGAAGTAACACCTGTTGGAGGTGGTGAAAGTCATCTAGCAGTTAACTATCACGCTTTAACATCTATACTAATTGAAGCTATAAAAGAACTAAAAGCAGAATTAGACGAACATAAAGGAGGTAAGTAATGGCTTGTCCAGCAAGTGGTGAAATTAAAATATCAGACATAGTTGCAGAATTTGGTGGTAGTGCTCCTCACGCTTTGAGTGAGTACTATCGTAACGGAGGTGAAGTACCCGGAAACAATACTAACGTCCCCACTTCTGGAGAAATCTCTCTTACAGACTTTTATTCTGCTGTCAACGAAATACAACAAACATACAGTTCCACTACTACAAACTTAAACCTATCTACTGTATTTGGCAGTAACTGGACAACTACTGTACCTAAACGAGTTATTATTAATAGTGGCGTAACTATTGGTGCTACATCAGGAAACGCTGCTATACTTATTCCATCTGGTATGGCCGGTACTTTAGTTATTGATAACAGTGGTAATATACAAGGTCATGGTGGAGCAGCAAACGGTGGTGCCGGAGGTAATGCTGTTAGCTGCGTCTCGACATCCGGAGTAACAATAAACAATAATTCTGGTGCAACCATCAAAGCCGGTGGCGGCGGAGGTGGACAAGGTGGTGCCGGAGGTACTGGCGGAAACGGCGGTACTGGAGGTACTGGAGGTACTGGTAAATATGACTATGTTGCTCACACAGTTGGTTGTTTCCAATTTAGTGGTAATGGTCTCGGTGGAGCTGCAAGTTACTGCCAAGCTAGAGGTGGTGATGGTAGATATCAAAACGCTAATGACTGTGCGGGTGCATACTACGGTTGGTGGTACACTTTCCAATGTCTTAATGTGTCATATACTGGTGGTGGAGCCGGTGGAGCCGGAGGTTCTTCTGGTGGAGCCGGAGGAGCCGGTGGAGCTGGCGGTGTAGGACAAGGATATAACCAATCTGCTACAAATGGTTCTAGTGGTGGAGCAGGTTCTGCCGGAGGTTCTGGTTCTGCCGGAGCTAGTGGAGGAACTAACGCCGGTAACGGTGGAGCTGGAGGAGCTCGAGGTACTGGTGGACAAGGCGGAACTGGTGGAAACGGAGGTTCATTTGGTAACTCTGGAACAAACGGAGGTAGCGGAAGTCAAGGTGGTACTGGAACTGCGGGTAGTGCAGGCGGTAACGGTAACCATCATAACGGAGCTAGTGGTAGCGCAGGTTCTGCCGGTGCTAGTGGTGCTTCTGGAGGATCTGGAGGAGCTGCCGGTTATTACATTACTAATCGTGGTTCAATTACATTAAACAATAGCGGCACAGTAGCCGGACAATAACTATGAAATTTACAGTAAAAGAAAAGACTAAATCGACTGTATCAATAGAATACGAAGATAAGTCTACCGCAGTAATTCCTGTCGCAAAAGGGATTACTAAAGATCAAATTCGACGTGAAGCTGCTTATTTTAATAATGCAGTCACTGAGTTTGACTCAATAGATGACGTCCCTGTTAGTGTAGGAGAAGTTCTAGAAGCAGATCAAACAGCAGGCACAGAGGCAAGCGTAAGTGCGGAGTATAAAGAAGCTAGAAAATACCATTACCCAACAATAGGATATCAGCTTGACGCTGCATATTGGTCAAGACAGGGCGATGATACACAACAAAAATCAATAGATGCTTCAATTAAGTTAGTAAAAGATACCATACCAAAAACTTGGACAGGTAAAACAACTGATATTCCTTCATTAATGGATTAAATATATGGGACCACCAACCTACTTTAAAAATCCTTTTATCGGTCATACTGACAGTTGGTATAAAACTTCTGATATCTTTGAAAGGATACATATAAACATGTTGTATGTTGTTCCTTTTAATAAAATTTATATTAGAACAAAACCTCATGTTAAAAAACAATTAATAGTTGAAGCTGATTATAGATACCCGGGAATATTATTTCAATCAAAATTAGATCCATTAAATAAAACAGTTAAAGAAGAATATTGTATATTTGATGGAACTCATAGAGTACATAAAATGATAATGGAAGGTAAAACTTCTAGTGTTTTTTATATAATAGAACCCAAAATTTTCTTCGGTCTAAAAGCATATAGTGGTGGTGAACTTTTATATCGAAGATCTACTGGTTGCACGGGGTGTATGGAATAGTGGAAATACCTACTATAGTATTACCTGATATTAAAAAGATAGAGACTGTTGAAATACCTATACCTACAGCTGACGTACCATATTATACACCTATGGTAGTTCCTCCTAGTGATTTACGAGATCAAGAGGATGAGCCTGTCAAAACTGAAGAAGAAAAACCACCTGAACCACCTACTTTAAAAATACCGTTTATTAAACAGCCAATACCTCAACCTTCAACAGAAGTTGTCGTAGTGGCAGCTACAACGGCAATAACAGCTGTGGCAGCTACAACGCTTACACAGCCTATAATCGAATGGATACGTAAAAAAGTCCAAAAATTCCTAAGCGATAAAATCACCAAATGGAGAAAAAACCTGACGAACAAAAAGGACTCTTCAAAAGAATTAAAGAAGGAATAGACGATCATGAAGAACAGATGGTGGTACTGGGGGCGATGGTTCGTCTTGGTGTCGTTATCTGGTCTGGGTTTATCATAACCCTTAATTATGTCGAACTACCCATGGTTAAAAAGAGTCCCGGTGGGGATATAACATTCCCAGCTTCAATATTTACTGGAGCACTCGCCACTTTTGGCTTGTCCACTGGCAATGGTAAAAAAGAAACAAAAGAAAAACCAAAGACATGACTAAATGGATAATACTCTTAGCACTGTTGTCCCCCGCAGCCGCAAGAGCGAACACTGTCACGCCCCAGTTTACAACAGGGTCGATGCAGAGTACGACAACAACACAACAAACAATAACAGAAACGATAGAGCACGATATCAAAGGTGCAGCCGTTTCAACATACAGTGGTACAAATATAGAGGTTGGTGGAACTGGTGGAATAGGAGCAACAACAGCAACTTACTCACCAGTAGACGATGCGGTGGACTGGGATCTACAGATCACAACCAGAGAAGCAGGCACGATAGAAACAATCTCAATAGAAAGAGAAATCGAAACAGACAGTACCACTACATCTTACTCTATCTTCTCTCAATAACTGCACCAGCATTTGCAGAAGGAGAAGATACTAATGTAAGTAATCCTGTAGCAGCAGCTACGGGTAACGTAACTAATCAAGCTGTACAGTTTCAAAACAATGGAGCTCAGAGTCGTCAGTATTTTGGTCCTAATATAAGCTGTAATGGCAGCACGATGACATTCCAGCCTTTTTATATGGGTAATCATACCAAACCATTTGACGAGCTAATGCAGCCTAGTAGTTACACAATAGCTGAGAACTGGGGATTCCAGATTAACTTTATGGTTCCTCTAGATAAGTCAGGCTATCAACAATGCAAAGATATAGCAAAACGCTATGAAGAAAAGATGCGGCTTGAGTATGAACTTACAAGAGCCCATAAGTGTGCGGACTTACAAAAGAAAGGCTTTCAGATACGACCAAATACAGATATGTATGTACTGTGTCAGGATATAGTACCGATAGTCAAAGTCAAGCCACCTAAAAAAGAAAAGAAATTTAAATTATTCTAATGAGTACACTATCAATTCAGATAGCAGCAAGAGAAGCTGACGCTAAAGCTAAGGTAGCAGCTGCTAAAAAGAAACCACCTAAAGCTAAAAAGGAGACTAAATAATGTTAGCACTAATTAAACCACTTGTACTAACAAGTCTAAAAAGTGACAAGTTCAAGAAGTTTGTTGTCGATTTGCTAGAAAAGCTAGTTGAATCTACAGATAACGAGCTCGATGACAGAGCACTACAAATAGTTAAAAAAGGATTAGACATCGAATGACAAATACAAGAGTAATACCTAAAAAGGCTGCTGAAGAAAGATTTAACGAGTTGCACTATCTTGTTACAGAAGATTTCTTACGTAGAATAAAAAGTGGCGAAGCAACTACCCAAGACTTGAAGGCAGCATGTGATTGGCTCAAAACCAACGATATTACAGGTGTTGCTCTTGAAGGTAGTCCTTTAGATAGGTTAGCTTCCGTTATACCCAAAGTAGACCCAAATTTAGTAAAGAGTAGACTTTATGGCTCCAAGATTAAGTCCTAGACCCGGCAGAACTGCAAGGTTCTACCGTAGGAATAGAAGATCACGTAGAAAACATATCCGTGATAACACCCGCATTAATAATACTCCAGCAAAAAGGAGATATCGTGCTAAATTACAAAGAGCACGTCGCAGACGTAAGCCCGGTCCATTGACCGACATGTCACATAAAGGTGGCAAGCTAGTTGCAGAAAACCGCAAAGCTAACCGTGCAAGAGGTGGAGCTGTAGAAGGAAGAAGACGGAGACGTAGAGGCGGACCAGCCAGACGTCCTAGAAACAGATTCTATAGAAGAGGCGGTGGCAACACTTCTAACAGACAGAATAGAATGATGCGTAGACGTCGTCCTATGAGAAGAATGAGAAGAAGAGCTTACAGAAGAATTTAATGACCCCATTACTACCAAACCCTGATTACTATTTACACAATTTAATAACGATGACAAGTTCAGAATCTAAACGGCTCTGGAGAAGAGCTATCAAAGAGCACTTCGATTGTCAATGCGTTTATTGCGGAGAATTTTATGAGTTACACAATCTTACAATCGACCATGTACGACCAAAATGCAAAGGTGGTACAGATACAACGACGAATGTTGTACCCTCGTGTCGACGATGCAATCAGGAAAAAGGTAGTAGAGAATGGCAAGACTGGATGAGGTCGACATTCGGTATTACAGACAGAGAACAGACTATTTTATCACACATTAAATGAACGAAGAAGAAGGTACATTAGATAAGAGAAAACGTCTTTATCCAGACTATAAGAAAAACAGATCTAGAAATAGACCTAAATTTAGTGGTGGTAGCCCCGGTCAGACATTTACACGTGGTGAAGAAGTACAAGGACCGGATGACTTTGATATGCGTACTGGTGCACCTATATATGAAAGTCTTGCTGAAATAGCATCTACTCCTAAACCGATAAGAGGTAGTACTTCTTTTGATGATGAAACAAGATTTCAAGAACAACTAGATACAATTAAAAAGGTTGTAGATCCAACAGATCCAGCATTTATGAGTGAGTTTTTAGTAGACATGGTAATGGATGCTGGTATAGCTGTAAAAACGTTCCCCGAGGTTGGTACAGCTTTAAAAGCTATTACAGCCAGAAGAATAGTTGATGAAGCTTTTGATTCAGCTAACAGTATATTTAACAAAACTGTCACACCAGAAGGCTTAGAAATGCCTATGATGATGTCTGAAAACTTAGGTGGATTTGGTAAAAAGGCTAATAAAAAAATATTTGAAATACAGCAAAGTTTACGTCCTAAAACTAATCAGATGGACTTGTTTGCAAATCCAAGTGATTACGACATGCTAGAACTGTACAAATCACAGAATAAAGTTGTAGGTCAAAAACTACCTAAAAGAGCACAGGCTGGTAGAGCATTACGTCCTACTGACTTTGATGATATAGTTGCAGAGTTTCCTGATATTACTCCAGATAATATTTTTGGTTA